TGGCAGCAGTCCAGGTTTCTTTCGGCATCTCCACCTTTCGAGTGGTTGAGCAGAGGTCCCAAGATGTAATCTTGTAGAACGTGCAAGATGCTAGGCATACTACTTAGTAGTACTCCGACCCATCGCGTCCTCCCAATACATCCATATCCTTATAAGACTGAGAAATTGCTTTCTCAAGCCTTTTAAGAGATTGGGCGTAGTTCTGAACCGATTTTCGATCATACCAATTAATAGAATTTCCATTAATGGTAGGATCTAATCGGAAGAGGTAGACTATATCTGACCAGGTCCCTGGAAACCCTTTATAAAGAGTTTTCAGGGAAGTCTCCTGCTCCTCCTTCGTAAGCACAAAGGAGATTGCATAGAGCCAGAACCCGGGCGCAAATAAGGAAGTCCAGACCTCTATCAGTCTGTTGGGCCATAGAGTTTGAGCCGAGATCTTCCACCAATTAAGGTAGAACACCTCTTCATTAGCTTTAACTCTTTGGACAGCCTTACGGATATCTTCTATAAGGAGTTGTAAAATTCCATTATAGTAAGAATATCTTATAAGGTGAGGATCTCGCATATTCAGATGAGTAGAACACCAAGTCAACATTTTCATGTCCACTTGGCTACCCGTTTGAAGAGAACCACTAACACCGAAGGCAGCCCAAACACCTAATTCGGCCTTTGACCTAACAAAGTTAGGCAAAGACCGGATTAGAGATAGAACAGTACTAGATGTAGTTGCGTAACCTTTGTTAGCAGCCTCAGTCAACATAGCACCAATGGTAATTGGCTTTCTCATACAGGCCAGGATTAAACCTGGACCTATAGGAGAAAAGTCAATACCTTCAGATGTCTTCCAACGCTTAGCGAATTCTACAGTATCGTTAGATATTATAGATTTCCCTAAGTTAATTGAAAGGCCTAGAAGTTCCATCAGTCGAAGGTATTCGGAAGCGACATCGTCATGATTAATGACAATATCGTCTCCAAGTACCGCGCAGTTGGTGAAATTGTTAACACCTACTCGTTGTGCACAAACTTGGACTATCACGTGATGTGTTAGCGCAAGCATTGCCCAAGACGAATAAGCCCCCATTGGTTGACCGACCGAATACTTAATGTACTCAGAACGGTAGAACCAACCGAAGGAAAGTAGAGATTTCCAGAGTTTACCATTGACACCTAAGGCGTCAAGGATATCCACCTGGAGATCAATCGGCAATCTATCAGTAGCAGCTGTCAAATCAAAACTGTAGAACTTATGACCAGGTAAACTTCCAGATAATAATTTATCTAGAGGTTTAATCTGATCAAAAGTCCCATCAGTTTGTATTCTTCTGAGACTATCAAAGATAGACTCATGAAGTGGTTTAAGGCCAAGCTGAATCCACCAGTTCGTAATTGCTACGACTCTGGCTTTTCCAGCTTGATCATAAACTATAGACAATCGCCCTAGATGGAGCGGTTTAATCAACCGTAGTCCTAAAAGAACTAAATATACGGGACCTGCCCATAGGATTAAACCTATGAATTGGATCAAATAACCATAAGACTTAGTTAACAAGCTAAGCCTTATGAAACTCATAAGCTGCGAAGGGTAATGGATAAATGCTAATGCATCTATACCAGCACCCCAAGTAGCAACATGAGAATTTGGACCAGCAGATTCTGATATGAACCCTTTAAAGGATCCAACCGATGCTCTAACCTTTAGAGTTTTCAACGCCCGAATAATACCTTCTTTAGGAAGAGTATTAGCTAAACCGGAAAATGGACTAGTTATAGTACCAAGATCAGGTTTAACAGGAGTTGGAAAGGTTCTAAAAGAAGACAACAGTGTCAGAACGGCTCTTACCACATTAACATTATCCTTAGGGTCTAATAATAGACGTCTAAGAGATAATGGAATAATGGTAGGAAACCCATGGGAATCTCTCGAAACACGAGGGCCTTTATCAATAAAGACCTTCGGTTCCGGAGATCCCGAAATGGCACGAATTGTCAATCGTAAAGATTCTTTGAGATATTGGAATGTCATCCAAAACCCATTAAACCTTACTAATCGAACAATTCGTTCATTAAGAAGGATTAAGGCCGAAGCGTACTGAGCAGTTTGCGAAACCCAGATG